CTATATTATTGTAATTTTGTTGTTGACTTTGTATTTGTTTTTTTAATGAATACATTTCTTTGTAAACGTTTACTCTTTTTATTTCTAATCTTTCTTTTTCTTTTTCTAATTTTAATCTTTCTTTTTTTATTTTTTCTTCTAATTTTTGTTTTTCTTTTTTTTCTTCTTTTAATCTTTCTTTTTCTTCTTTTAATCTTTCTTTTTCTTCTTCTTTTTCATCTTCTTCTTTCCTTTTTTGTTTTATTTGTTCTTCTTCTTTTATTTTTTGTTCATCTGTTTTGGTATTATTATTGTTACTGTTAAAATAACAAAATATTAAATTTATCATTTCTTTTTGGGATCCTTCAAAATATTCGTTACCAAATTCACCTCTTTTTTTGAATACTTTATTATATATATCAATCATTTGCATTTCAAATAGATCAATATCTTCAACCCATAAATGTAAATGCATTTGTGATTGCTTTGGATATTGACTAAATCTTTCTCCAAATTCTTTTTTAGATTTTCCAATTTTATAAACATTTTCACCTGTTTTAATACATTCTCTTGTACGAAGCAAATAGATAAATCCTGTTGTCATTTGTTAATTTTATTTAAATGTCTCATAATATCTTATACCATTTCAATTTTATTTAAAAAAAATAAGTTTTTCATATTGTAATTTGTAATAACTTATATTTTTAAGTTATTTAATATATTATTATTTAAATGCTTTCTAGATTCTGTTGTTTATATTGTAAATGAACTTTTGTTTGGAAATGTCTAGACCTATTTCCAAATGTGTATTGGCGACCACACTCACAATTCACTATTTCACCTTGTTTAACCCTTGCGGCTTCTATATTTTTTTCTTTTTGTTCTTTTTTTTGTTGTTCCATTAATTCTTTCTGATAGTCTGATATTTCTTCTGTAAATTGTAAATGAATTTTTGTTTTGAAATGTCTATCTTTATTTACAAAATTGTATTGACCACCACATTCACAATTCACTGTTTCACCTTGTTTTTCTTTTGCCTTTTCCTTTAATATTTCTTTATTTTTTTCTCTCCACTCTTTTTGTGCAATACGCGCTTCTTCCTTATGTTCTTCTCTGTATATTTTTTTTGTTGTTTAAGTTTTTCTTTATTTAATTCTTGGTACTCTTTATGATACTCTGATATTTTTTCTTTATTTTCTTTGGCGTATTGTGTTTGGTATTTTATTTTTTCTTCTTTGTTCTCTTCGTAATTATTTTTTGCTTTTTCTAGAATATAATCTTTATTATCTTCATACCAATTGTGTTTTTGAACAACCTTTTCTTCAACACTTGTATATGGATTATTTATGTTTAATTTAGGTTTTAAAATTTCAATCCAGTATTTTTCTCTAATTAAAGCTTCTCGTTTATCTTTACATTTAATATTTTCAATTTGTAACATTGACCAATTTTCCCACCCACCATTTGTCCTTATAAATTTATAAACATTTAGATTATGATTAGGCGTAGTACTAGTGTTACAACTAGTTTTATGACCATATTTCCTGTTTGCAAAATTAGTAGTGCTACCCACATATATATCAGTTATTGAAGTGTCTTTACAACATATCTTGTAAATCGTTGTTTCTGTATAATCTATTTCAACTTTTGGCATATTTTAGTTATAATATTTTATCTTATAATATCTTATAACATCTTATAACATTTCAATTTTTTTATTAACTACGTAGTTTATTAAAAATCATCCGTAAACGCAAAATCTTCACTACTTTGTGTTTTATCGGCAAGAGCATAATCCGACACGCGTTTTTCAAAGAAGTTAACTTTATTTTGTAGGCTAATTAGCTCCATAAAGTCAAAAGGATTAATGACATTATAAATCTTTTTGTATCCCAATTGAACAGATAAACGATCGGCAACAAATTTTATATATTGCGTCATCAATTGACTATTCATCCCAATTAATCTACACGGCAATGCTTCACAAATAAATTCTATTTCTATTTCAACCGCTTCCTTAATAATGTCATGAATCCGATTTTTATCCATTTTTTTAATTAATTTTGAATATAATAATATCGCAAATTCACAATGAAGTGCTTCATCTCGTGAAATAAGTTCATTACTAAATGTTAACCCCGGCATTAATCCACGCTTTTTCAACCAAAATATACTACAAAACGCACCAGAAAAAAAGATACCTTCTACACAAGCAAATGCTACCAAACGTGTCGCAAAACTTGACCTATTATCGTGTATCCATTTTTGCGCCCAATCGGATTTCTTTTTTATACAAGGATAATTTGATATAGCATTAAATAATTTACTCTTTTCTTCCTTATCTTTTATATACGTTTCAATTAAATTACTATATGTATTACTATGAATATTTTCCATTGCTATTTGAAAACCATAAAATGCCCTCGCCTCTGATACTTGGACATCGCTCATAAATCGTTGAGCCAAATTTTCCAAAACAATACCATCAGACGCAGCAAAAAATGCCAAAATCATAGAAATAAAATGTTGTTCATCTTTATTAAGACCATCCCAATGCGATAAATCTTTAGATAAATCTATTTCTTCTGGCCTCCAAAAACAATCTACTTGTTTTTGATACATACTCCATATATCTTCATATTTAATTGGAAACATCACAAATCTATTCTCGTCTGGAGTTAATAATGGTTCTAAATTGTTCTTTGACATCCTAAATAATATATACCATAGATTTTAAATTTGTTTTTTATATATTTTAAATTTAAAATTTAATAACTTAATAAATTAAGAATGCTTTTAACAATAGGCGAAAGAGATTTATGTTTATTACAAATTGAAACTGAAATCAAGAATAAAACACAATTGTTAGTTAAAAAAACAAAAGATTTAAATGAAAAACAAAATCTTAATCATTTTCTAAGTGGCGTTACAAAAGACTATCAAAAATATTATAATCACATTCTTAACGAAAAACAACAACAATATAAAATGCTTTTATTGCTTAAGGAATATTTAAATGACCTAATTCAAACTGAACATTTAGTAGATGAACAACGTAGAACAGCAAAACACGACCAAAAACATATTATACGAGAAATAGGCAAAATTAAAGATGAATTAGATAATTTAATAAAATAAAATAAAAAATACCTATATAATATATATATAAATGGAGGCAGCGTTTCAAACACTAGAAAATACAATTGGTTCTATTAATACCAAAATAGTAAGTGGTAAACAAGCAGCAACAGAGTATAAGCGTAAGATAATGGACAAACTTAAAGAACTTATGGTTCGGATAGACCAGTTAAAAATAGACTCTCAAAATTCTCCTGTACCTCAGTTACGACAACAATTACAGACAGCCCAACAGAATTTAGCAGACAAAACCGCAGAACTTGACGCATCAAACTCTAAACTGAATGAACTAAATTCGCAAATAAGGGATTTGACTACTGAAATTCAATCAAAACAAAATGATATTAATTCAAAAGATGCCGAGTTGGAAAATTTAAAAAGATTAAAAGAAGAAGAACGTCAACAAAATATTACGAATACTAACGCATTTGCGGACTTACAAAAAGAAAAAGATGCGTTACAAGAGGACAATAATCGACATGACGCAGCATTATCGGAGCTCCAAGCACAAATGCAAACTCTAAGAGGTGAAAAAGCGGATTTAGAAATAAGATTAGGTGCTTCTCAACAAGAACTTGGCAAATTTGTTCAACGTATTGGTGATATTAACGGAAGATTGGCCGCAGAAATTGAGAAAATTGATACTATACTTGAGAATTTTGGTGATGGTAGTGATGTAACTTCACAAATTGAAGCTATCGGCGCAAATCTAGCATCAATTATAAACATCATTAACAATCCAGAGCAAAGGGGTGGAAGACGCAAAACAAAAAAAATGCGCGGTGGTTATTTGTATAGCAAAAAATCAAACTCAAATAGTTCTTCTATATCAAGTTCTAAATCTAAATCTAAAAGTAAATCTAAAAGTAAAAGTAAAAGTAAAAAAAATAAATTTTACAACTTTTAATATCATTTTTTAAGCTCACTTAACATTCCTCTTAGTCCTGGCACATTTGTATATAAATTTCTTCTAAGTTCTCTTGTTGATAAATTTAATAAATTACATCTTTTTTTTATTATGTTTTTTCGTTCTTGAAACACCTTTTTCCATTTTTTTTGGATTATACGTAACCAAAATGTTTTTAAAATTGCGATTGCTTCTTGTGTTGGAAGAATTATATATTGCCCTATTTCAGGTTTTATATAATTCGGATGTTTTATTATATTATGATAATTTCTTATTGTTGGATGATTTTCAGAATACAAATTATCAAATGGATTTGAATAATGCTCTCGTAACCATTTCATTTCATCTTTCATTCTTATAAATGTATTATTATTATATTCATCTTCTGAATCTGTATCATAATCTGTATCATATTCTTCTAAATGACTATACGATATCCAACTTATACTATCAAACCTATCATATACTAAATAATGTGTTTCAATATTTGGATCACTATCTTCTGTTTTACCATGTCTACCTGGATAATGTAGTTCACATAACATTAAATAATGTTTTTTATTCATTGCCTCGTTATTCATTGCCTCGTTATTATACATTTATTTATTTAATAAAATTTATATATTATTTTATTCAATTTTTTTTAAATCATTATATATATAATATGAATGTTGTAAAGGAAAGTTCAAAATTATTAACTAATAAATACTTTTTATATTTTATAGTATTTTTAGCTTCTACAAATGTATTAGGTTATATAGTTACTAACAAACTAAATGCTGTTATATTTTTTATA